GGGGGGGTGCAACCGCGCGCGTAATGGCTACGCCTGGGGCTAGGTCTTTTTTTGTGTGTACGCATCTCAACAACGCCGTTTTGAGCTGTTACAAGGCTGTTACAAACCCCTCTCAAACGGCTCTAGCAAGCCAAATTACCTCGCTCGGGCGCCCATTGCCAGCCCTTGAGCGCTACCTACCTGGAGGCTCCTGTGCCCGAAGCGCCTATTGCCACGCATCAGGAGATCACCAAAGGTGATTCGTACAAGGCTGCGGAGTCGCGCGCCCTGAAATGGTGGGCGAGCTGGTATCCGAACCTGGCCGGCTCGACGCTGACGATGACGGTCGGCTACGACGACTCCAACATCTACGGGTCGAGTCCCGTGGTCTGGACTCAGGTGGTCCCGTCTACACCGTCGCCCGTCTCAACCGCGTCAATCGAACTGTCCTCGGTCGAGACCGAACAGCTCAACGAAGGCGACTACGACTACACGGTCACAGCGAAGCTCGCGGACGGTGACGTGTTCACGCTCGCCGCCGGCAAGATCAGCGTCCTCTCAGCGCCCGGTGAGGCGCCCCTGGCCCCGATCGAGACGCTATGAGCCAGCTCGAATACATCGAAGCCACCCGTGGCCGTACCTGCCGCTTCTCGATCGCGCTGTTTGAAGACGCGGCCCACTCGAAAGTCCTGACGCTGACGAACATGACGGTCCGCTTGACGTTTGGCGCCGACTGGTTGGTGCTGACCTCTGGCAATGGCCTGACTGTCAATGCTGCCGCTGGGACGGTCGAAGTCAAGCTGACTCCAATTCAGACTTCGGAAGCCCCGGCGCCGCAGCTCAACTTCGTGCTGGACATCGAAGAATCGGCAACGGAAGTGCTGCCGCCCCTGAAAGGCACGATCAGCTTCGCGCCGGCCTGATGCCTGGCCCGCTCATCGAAATCTAGCCCCACCTTGCGCGTGTCCTCATGGGCCGCCTTCAACCTCACCCATAGGAGATCCACATGTCAGCAGTTGGTGGCACGCTCAAGAACGCGGCCCTGACGACGATCACGGGCAAAGCGAAATTCTGCTCGCTCGCGGAAGCGTACAAAGAATTCACCGCCACGGGAGACGTGGAAAAAAAGAAGATCAAACTGACGGCCGGTCACGGGCTGGTTGCCAACAACATCATCTACGTGAACACGTCGGAAGCGAACACGCTCGTCGAAGGTCGCTTCTACTTCGTTGTCACGGCGGAAGCGGAAAACGTCACGGTCTCGCAGACCGAAGGCGGGCCGATCGAGGAATGGACTGGCACGGTCGCTGGCGCGTTCAAATTCGCCCAGGTCAAAGAGATCGCGGTGAAGAACAAATCGGCGGAAGCCAACAAGCGGAACCCGACTACGTGGGCTGCTGCTGCGAAGGGCGTCATCAAGGACACCACGAGCAAAGAATTCAAAGTGCCGGGCGCTTCGGGCGCTGGCAAAATCGTCGTGACCTACATCGTGTTCTACGAAGGGGAAGCGGTCGCGGCTGGAGAATGCCTCGCGGTCAACAAGGTGGCTACGCCGGAAACCTTTGAATCGGAACAGGCGTACACCATCACCGAAAACGTGTGGGACGACTCGAAAACCGCAGCCTAGAGAAATGACCGTGTGCCGGTCGGGGAGACACCATGTCGCTACTGGCCGGCACACAGACGTTCGTCTCCGGGACGAACACCGCTATCTCGGAAAAGGTCGGGTACGCGCAGAAATTCACGCCGCTGAAAAACGGGACCGCCGAATCGTTTGAACTCCGGACGGGGTCTTCGCTTCCTACCTGTACCTCGTTCAAGGTCTTTATCTGCGAAAACACGGGCGGACATCCTGGCGCTGTAGTTGCGGAAGCGACGTACACGGGAACGCCGGCGAAGGAAAAATGGATCCTTGTCAATGGGTCTGTGAAATCCGGCGTCCTGAGTACGGCGAAAGAATACTGGGAAGTCATCATCCCGTTCGGCGGCGCGCTGTACCTTGAGGCGCACGGCGAATCGACAATCCTGAAAAACAAAGTCCCGGCGAAAATCGAAAAACCGTCCGAAGCGACGGAATGGGCTGAAAAAACGCTGACGGGTCAGTTCTACACCGCTGTCCTCGGCACCGAAGAAACGGCCAAAGGGACGGCTGGGGCGCTCGGGCTGCCGGTTGGTACGGCGACGGCGACGAAGTCCGTTAGGAGCGCTGCTGGTGCCCTCGGCGCGGCCCTCAGCGTAGCCTCCACGGGCCACAAGTCCGGAGAAGCCAAGGGTGCGCTCGGTCTGCCGCTTGGCCTGTCGTCTGTCGGCGCGAAACGCGTGACTCGGGTGGCCGGCGCGTTGGGCGCGGTCCTGTCCGTTTCGTCCTCTGGTGCCAAGTCGAGCTTCGGCACGGCCGGCGCGATCAGCCTCGTCATCGACCTGCCGGAAGGTGCGGGCCACGGCCCCCTCCAGGACGCTGCCCCGGAATCGGAACCGATCAACGCGGGCAAAGCGGTCCAGGCCGCCAGCGATACCCCGTTCGCGGTCAAACTCCCCACGTTCAAAAAAGTCTGGAAGGCCGAGCAGCTCCGGATCACTCCGTCTGTCGCGGCTGCCGAAGGCGAATTTGAATTCGCCATCCTGAGCGACGAAGGCGCGAAACCCGGCAAAACGGTCATTGCCAAGGGGACCGTCAAACACGCCCCTGAAAAAGGCAAAGCCCTCTTCGTCGAATTCACTCAGACGGGGATTATCTACCCCGGCCAGAGCAGCTTCCTGTGGATCCGCTCCATCTCGGGCACCCTCACGCAGCAGATGGAACTCAGCACTTCCACGGAAGGCGCCACCCCGTACTTCACCGGCCCCGCCAAAAAAGGGAAGAAAGCTGGTGAAGTCGCCTCTGGCGAATGGGTCGAAAAAGAAAAGCTCGGCTGGGCCAATGTGGTCATCCTGGGCTACCCCGGACCGGAACACAAGGGCGAACTCTCCGTCCCTGTAGCCCTGGCCAGTAAGACTTCCTCTAGCCGCACGACAACCGGGCAGATCCACAACCCTGTCCAAGTCGGCACCTCTGGCTTCGGCCATCTCGTCCGCACGGGCCAGTCGCTCCCGCTCAACCTGAGTTCCACGGTCCACACGGTCCGCTCGGCGTTGGGTGCCATGAGCTTCCCGCTCGGCATCGAAGGCTCGGGGTTCAGCTCGGCTGGTCGCTACGGCGCCGGCACGAATCAGGTTGTCAAAACCTACGTGCCGAAAACGCTCCAGCAGACCCTCGTGGTGATGGTTCACGGCGGTGGCTGGGTGGATGAACAATGGGAAATGACCGGCACGTATGCCAACAACCTCTACAAAGATGGGGTTGGCACGGTCATCCTCCCGAACTACCGGGACGCTTCCTCCACGGAAGGTGCCTTCCCTGGTCAGTTTGAAGACATCGAAGCGTCTGTCAACTGGGCGCTCGCTCATACGTCTGAACTGAACCTGATTGCCAACCCTCACGTCGTCCTGGTTGGTGGCTCGGCTGGAGGTCACATTGTCTCGATGGTCGCTGAGCGCATGAACGCGGCGAACCCCGGCACGATCGACGGTGTCTGCACATTGTCAGGTATCTACGACATTCGTGCCTTGGTCGAACTGATGGAATCGGGCGAACCGTACAAGGAACTGACCTGGCCGACGAAAAGCGTCAATAACCTCACGGAACACGTACAGGAGGCGCTCCAGGAGCAGATGGTTTACACGTCGCCCTTCACCGGGGAAAAAGGCGTTACGAACCTCGGGCATGGGCCGTTTACGAACGCTGCGGAATCTCGCCGCGCCCAGGAACGCGCCTCTCCGCAGCAGGGCACCGTTAGTGGCGCTCGGTGGCTGCTCTTCAACTCGAACGAAGACCTGATCCCGAATAGCCAGGTTGAAAACTTCAACTTGAAGCTCCAGGGCGAAGGCAGGTCGAGCGAATACCGCTCGATCATCGAAAAAGGCCATTCGTTCACATACTGGGCGAAAACCGGGCCAGAAGGCAAAACGGTCCGGGAAGAAGTCGGAAAGTTCATCCTCTCCTTCACGGGAGAAGGCGAAGGGCGCGCTGCGCTGCCGTTTGGGTTGTCCTCGAAGGTCAACTCGTACAGAACGGCATCTGGGTCGATCTCATTGCCAATCGGTGAGCAGTCGAAGACTTCTTCGGTCAGGACGGCCACAGGATCCCTGAAGGCCGTGATCTCGGTCTCGGGGCATGGCGGGAAGGGCGATGTCGGCCAGTCGCTCCTCGGAATGCCTCTCGGCCTGGCAACACGGACAAGGGTTGTCCGTTCTACCGCCGGCGCGCTCTCGCAGACCCTCGGTGTCAATGGACACTCGCAGGGACCCGTCAGGGGCCAGATGTCGCTATCACTTGGCGTAACGGGTGCCGGTGAACAGCTCCGTCTGACGATTGCCCGCCGACACTCGTTCGCAGTCATCACGATGCGCCGGCTGTACGCGCAGGTCAGTACCCCGCACCCGATCTACTCGAAGGTGACTGTGCCACAGGCGTATGCCGTGGTTGTCCGGCAACCTAGCTAACACAGGAGGGCGCGATGCCCCCTTACCCCAAGCACCCGTCTGCACGGGCACGCCGGAACCAAGTGAGCACCGCGACGGCGCTCGTTGTCACATCACCGAATGTCAAGCCCGAGCTGCCCCAGCGGTACCGGGTTGTCAAGGTCAAAGAAGACGGCGAGACGATAACGGTCCGTGAACCTGCGGATTGGCACCCGAACGCACTCTACCTGTGGGAGGCCCTGTGGTCTTCCGAGATGGTGGATGAGTTCCTCGGGGTTGACATCCCCACGCTGATTCGTCTCGTCGCCCTGGAAACCGAGTATTGGGAGCGGTTCGAGGACGGCCGGTCTACGACAATGGTGTCGAGCAACATCGACGCCCTCATCAAGCAGTACGGCCTCACGCCGATGGCACGCCGGTCCCTGGACTGGGTCATTGCCGAGACGGAGGAGACCACCTCGAAGACGAGGAAGCGGAACACGAAGCGCGTGGATGTCACGTTGACGGACGCCGACATTGTCGAGCTGCCCCTGTCAGCGCCGACTGCGGATCCGACCGATGTCCTGTACCAGTAATGGGCGTCTTCGTAATCCCGAAACGGGATAACCGCACAGGTATCACGCTTGGCCCGCAGATCAAGTGCTGGATGGAGTCGTACCTAGTCCACGGTCCGGGAGACATCCGAGGCCAGAAATACTCGCTTGACATCGAGAAGGCCGCGATCCTCCACATGGCCTACGAACTCCAGGCCCCTGGCACCATGACCCCGGAGGGGCTGGACATCTCTGGCCGCCGCCGGTTCAAGCGGGTCGGGCTGTCTGTCCGGAAGGGCTGGGCCAAGACCGAGTTCGCGGCGGCTGTGACCGCCGGCGAGCTGCACCCCGCCGCACCTGTCCGCTTCGACCATTGGGCCGAGGAGGGCGAGGAATCGGAGTGGGACTACGTCGATGAGAACGGCTTGTGGCGCCCGTACAAGTATGCGGCCGGCGAGCCCGTCGGCGTGGGTGTCTTCGACCCGTATATCCCGATGGTTGCCTACACGGAGGATCAGAGTGAGGAGCTTGCCTATGGCGCTCTCAAAGTCATGCTTGAAGAAGGCCCGCTCGCTGCTGACTTTGACATTGGCAACGAACGCATCCTTGTGCTGGATCCTGGAGGAAAAGCTGCGGGAAAGGCCGTCGCACTCGCCTCGTCCCCGGATTCTAGAGATGGTGCTAGGACAACCCTAAACATCTTCGACGAGACACACCGTATGACAACGGAAAAACTCGTCGCGTCGCACCAGACCATGTTGGCGAACATCCCGAAGCGTAAAGCTGCGGATGCGTGGACTCTGGAGATCACTACGGCGTTCGAGCCGGGACTCGGCTCGGTTGCCGAAGGGACGATGGATTACGCCCGCATGGTGGCGGAAGACAAGATCAAGGACTCCCGGCTGTTCTTCTACCACCGGCAGGCCGACGATCACCACGTTCTCCGGAACGAGGACAGCACGCCGAACATCGGGGGAATGCGGGCCGCCGTCATTGATGCGTCTGGCCCGGCTTCTTCGTGGACGGACATTGACGCCATTGTCGAGCTTGGTCTGGATCCTCAGACCGACATGGCCTACTGGGAGCGCGTCTGGCTGAACAGGCCGGTACAGCAGTCTCTCCAGGCGTTCCCACTCGACATGATTGACAAAGACGTATTGGAGGGGTACCTGCCTCCCAGGGGCGCGAAGGTCGTCCTGGGCTTCGATGGTGCTCAGACGCGGGACACCACGGCGATCGTGGTGACTGATCTCGCTACTGGCCGTCAAGCCCTGTATGCGTGCTGGGCTAACCCCGGCACTCAGGACAACTGGTCTGTACCCGCCGACGAGGTGGATGCGGCGGTCGCGTCTGCGTTCGACTACTGGGATGTCTGGCGGATGTACGCCGATCCCTACTACTGGGATACGCACGTTGCCGAATGGGTAGCGAAGTACCCGCACAAGCGTGGGAAAGAACGTGGACATCCCCGCGTTTTCCAATGGCCCACGAACACACACAAGAGGATGGCCCTCTCCTTGAAGGCGTATATCGCCGGGATGAAGGAGGGAGTGTGGACGTATGACGGCAACCCTGTTTTCAGGGCGCATCTTGCGAATGCCAGAAAGTACGCCATACCCATCCTTGACGAAGACGGGGTCAACCTGTTCCTTATCCGTAAGGAGCGACCTGACTCTCCTCTCAAGATCGACGCGGCAATGGCCGGCTGTCTTTCGTGGGAGGCGTATCGAGACGCAATAGCGGCTGGGGTGAATGTCAACCTCATCTCGCGCGTCCCGATGACGGTCTACTAGCTGCTGGCTGCGGCGCATACATAGCGCCATACCGCGCGGGCAGCCGCAGAAGCCACCCATGAGACGCCCACATAGGCGAGTGGTGGTCGGTGCCCTCATAGGCGCCCGCCCCGGCGACGGCCGGGGCAACACTTCGATCACACCAGGAGACCCATATGGCCTCGACGCCAGCGGAAGCCAAGCTGTACCTGATCCACATGGATCAGAAACTCAAGGCGCGCAACCCGCAGATCCAACTGTGGGAGAACTACTACGAGGGGATTCACCGCCTCCAGTTCGCAACGTCTCGCTTCCGGGCCACGTTCGGCAATCTCTTCCGGGAGTTCGCTGACAACTGGTGCGAGCTGATCGTGGACGCCTCTGTCGAGCGTCTCATCATCAACGGCTTCCGCTCAGGCACAGGCGCGGATGAGGCCGACGAGGAAGCGACCCGCATCTGGCAGGACAACTACCTGGACGCCGACTGCCGTATGGCGCACACGGAGGCTGTCAAGCTCGGCCACGCCTACATCCTGGTGGACCCCGATGGCAACAAGGCGTATGACACGGAGAGTCCGCTCATCACGATCGAGCACCCGACGCAGGCGATCGTCCTGCATGACGCTGCGAATCCGCGTCTCAGGGTCGCCGGCCTGAAAGAGTGGGTCGATCACCAGGGCAGGATCCTGGCAACGGTCTACCTGCCGGACGCCACCTACCGCTACGAAGCGGAGGAGAAGGGCCACGAGGAAGAGCGTGGTCTCGCGGTGTCTGGCCTGTGGACACCCACGGACTACCTGAACAGCCCCACCACCGGCGCTGGCAATGGGATCGAGTGGGTGCCCCGTAAGGACGCCCCGTTCTGCACCCCGAACCGGCTGAAAGTCGTATCGCTGATCCCGCTCCGGAACAACCCGACTCTCGCGGTCGGTGGTCGTTCTGACATTGCGGTGGTCATCCCGGTGCAGGACGCCGTGAACAAGCTCGTCTCGGACATGATGATCGCGTCCGAGTTCGCGTCGTTCGCTCAGCGTTGGGCTACTGGACTTGAAGTTCCGAGAGACCCGGAGACGGGCCGTGCATTGACAGACGAGCAGTTTCTCGCGTCTGTCGGCCGCGTGTGGGTGTCGGAGCACCCGGAGGCGAAGTTTGGCCAGTTCGAGGCCACGGACCTCCGGAACTACGTGCAAGCGATCGAGATGCTGATTCAGCACATCGCGGCATTGACGAGGACTCCTCCTCACTACCTCCTTGGCCAGTCTGGTGCGTTTCCTTCGGGCGACTCCCTGACGGCCACAGAGACCGGCCTTGTTGCCAAGGTCAAGTCCAAGAAAACGGACTTTGAGGGTACGTGGAACGAGACAATCCGTCTCGCGTTCCGTGCCGCCGGCGACGAGGCTAAGGCCAAAGATCCTGTGAAGACTGTTTGGGGAGACCCGGAGCAGCGCATCAGGTCGCAGCGCATTGACGGCGCAATCAAGCTGTCAACGATCGGCGTCCCACAGCAGGCCCTCTTCGAGGAGATCGGAGCGGACCCGGACACGATCAAGAGGTGGAAGGCGATGAAGAAGGCGATGGGTCTCGACGAAAACTCCACGGAGTTCGGGATCGTCCCCGTCACCCCCGAAGCCCCAGGTGCAGGTCCGGATGGCAATGGCGCTCAGGAGAAGAACGTCACCGAGGCCGTCCGCGTTTCACGCATCCAGAACTAGACGCTCCGAGAGCGTCGTAAAGGAGACACATGCCCGAGTCCGCGACGGACCCGCTCGCTGCTGCATTCACGGCGGCGGGAGCTACACCTGCACCCGCAGATCCGCTCGCTGCACCTGACCCGCCGGCTGCCGCACCGCCGGCTGCGCCTGACCCTGCCGATCAGATCATCGCGCAGGCTGACAATCCCGACTCCGTCCGTCGTCTGATTGACACGGAACGTGAGACTGCCCGCGAGGAGAAGCGCAGGTCGGCTGACGCCTATGCCCGCGCTCGTGACCTTGAGGCCCAGCTCGACGCGCAGATCCAGGCGTCCAAGCCCCTTGAGCAGCAGATCGCGGAGGCCAGGGCCGAGGCCGAGAGCGCTCGTATTCAGGCTCTCCGGTACGAGGTCGCCTCTGAGCAGGGGATCCCGTTCCAGCTTGCATCCCGTCTTACCGGCTCCACTAAGGAGGAGCTGGCCGCCGACGCCGACACGCTCAAGGCTTTCGTGGCAATGAGTGGTCAGCCGGCACCTTCGGCCCCGCCTGACGGCGGCGTCCGCATCACCCCGCCGGCGAAGAGTGACCCGACCAAGGATCACAACAGCTTCATCCTCCAGGCCATTGCCGCCCGCCAGGGGTCTACTGGCGGTAACGGCTCCCTGTTCTCAGGGCTTGAGCCTGCACCGGCTGGCGACTAGTAGCGGGCGACCCGCTCATTGACAAGGCGTGTGTGGTTTTCACCCCGCGCCCGTAGTCCCCGCGATGGGGCGAATCACACACACCCATACCTAACACCCAGGAAAGGCTAAATGCCCACTCCGTCAGTAACTAACCAGATCCCTATCCGCGAGGGTTCCGAAGCAGCCGGTGGATACCTCCTCCCTCCGGAGCAGGGCGAGATCCTGGTCAACGGCATCCTTGTCGAGACCGGCGCTCTCCAGATCGCGGGCGACGCCCGCAGCACGTCTGCCCGTAAGACGAACTTCCCGATTTGGGAAGGCCGCCCCGTCGCTGGACCCGTAGGCGAGGGTGCAGAAAAGGGTGTCACGGGAGCCTCGTTCAACCAGGCTGTCCTGAATGTCAAGAAGTTCGCGTCCATCGTCCTGTTCACGGACGAGCAGCTCCAGGATCTCCAGAACGGGGATCTCAACGTGCTGGTTGACGCCGGCGTTCGCCAGGCTCTCTCGGTGGCAATCGACGCTCACGCGCTCGGCAGCTCCGGTGGAACCTACATCGAAAAGGGCGCGACGCAGGAATCGACTGTCAATGGCGCCTCGGAAGCGAAGGAGGGTGCCAAATACGGTTCCGTCTTCGACTCTCCGCTGCTCGGCCAGGCCAGTCAGGGAATCGTCCTGCCGGGTGTCACCGAAACCAACATCCAGAAGGGTGTGTCGGCTGGTCTGGCGCTCCTGGAGGAAAACGGCTACGGCAACCCGAACGACATCGGCGTTCTCGTCGGCTTCGGGTTCCAGCGCTATCTGCGTGATGCGCGTGACGGCTTCGGCCGTCCGCTGTACGACGGTGGCTCGTTCGGTGGTCAGTCGGTTGACGCCTTCTACGGCCTCGACCGTGCTCACTCGACGAACCTGGCGGCAATCACCAGCGCTGCTCAGACGATCAAACTGGCGAGCACCTCCGGTTCCGCGTCCTACGTGGTCTCCGGTCGCTCGGGCGAAACCAACCCGGTTCCGCTCTACATCGGTCAGCCGGTGGAAGCGAACGCTGCCCTCGGCATCGTCGGAACGGAAATCGTCATCAAGGCGATCACCGGCAAAATCGGTGAAGAGACCGCTGTCGAACTCGGCAAATTCAACACCTCCACGGGTGTCATCGAAGCGGTCACTTCGACCAAAACGGAAGCAACGGCTACGGCCGCGACCGTCAAGCGGCCGGTGGGCGTCATTGTCCACAAGCCGAACATCCACGTACGTATGCGCGAGGACGTTGTGGTCCGCACCTCGAACGAGGCGACCATCAAGAACGGCGGCACGACGTACAACCTGTTCCAGCAGAACCTCTTTGCGGTTCTGTACGAGTGCAGGCTCGGCTACATGATCCACGACGGGGCACGCGCAGTCGTCCCGCTCTGGTACTAGCCATGACCGACGAGACCACGGGGGCGGCTTCGGCCGCTCCCGACCTCGTTGTTGACCCGCCCCGTGAGGTTCCGGAGGAGATCGTCGTGGAGGTTGTCACGACCCCGGCCCCGATCGGAAGCAAAGGTCACTTCGTCGTCTCCCATACGGCTACCGAGGATCTCGACGATTTCGGTCAGCTCCAGCACATCGGGTAGGTAACAATGGACGCCACCACACCAACTGATGAAGGTGGTCGCATTGTCCGCGTGACGGGGCTTCTCGGGCGTTTGCTTGAGAAGCCCGCGTCCGCGATGCAGCCGGTCGGTAAGGACGTTCGTCAATGGATGCAGATTGTCTCGCTCCAGACGGAAGGTATCCCGATCGGCTTCTCTACCTACAGGCGCGCTGACCTCACGGGCCGGCGCCCGGTATGGGTCGAATTCGCTGAGAACGTCGGTGACATTGACCTGATGCCTGTCGGGATCCCGATGGGTCCACGGCACTTCAACATCCTGGCCCGCCCAACTGGAGGCTTCTGATGGCAGACCTTCCCTCCTGGGCGCCTTCGGTCCCCCAGGTAGCCCAGCGCATCATGGCGCGTACCCGTAACACGAGCGGCGCGCTTGCCGGCGTCTTCAACTCGGAAACGATCCCTACGGGTCAGCAGGTTGCGGAAATGATCGACAGCGCTGTCGCGCTGCTGATGCCTCGCCTCGGTGAAGTCCCGCCGATCCTGGCTGAACAGGCCCAGGCTCTCGCGGCTCTGAGGGCGGCGTACATGATCGAGCTGGCGTTTTTCCCGGAGCAGACCGAGACGGGGATGTCGCCGTACAACGCTCTCCGCATGGAGTTCCGCGAAGAGTTGAAGGCGTGGGATGAGGCAGCTCGTGGCCTTGAGCCGAACTCTCCTACTGCCGTTTCGTCAATGCGCGTTGCCACGGAGTACCCCGGCTACGCGACAGGTACCTACTAGGAGTCCACATGAGCTGGAAGCCCGCCCCTTTTCCCGCCCCACTCACGACCGCCACGGAGTCTCCCGGCTACTCGGGTCTCGTGCCTAAGCCGAAGGCTCTGGTCGCTGGCACCCCGACTACGGAAGCTGTCGCGGCTGCTGTCGCGGTCCGTGCGCTCGCCCCCTCGCCGGCTGGCCAGACTCAGGTTGAGTAGTGGCTAAGCCGCGCCCTTCTTCGTTCAAGGCGTACATCGAAGTCAACGGCGATCTCGCGGTCGCGTCTCACATTGCCGCGATGGGCGCTCGGGCGAAGAAGAGCCGTCCCCTGATGGAGGAGATGGTTGGCCTCCTACAGATCCAGCAGGCCCGCCGGGTGCGCTCGGATCCGTACCTGCCTCTGCTGCCTACAACGGTGGAGCAGAAGATCAAGGAGGGCGCGAACCCGGAAACCTTCCGCGACCGGCAACGCCGCACCAAGAAAGACGGCGACACCCGGATCCCGGACGAGCTGTTCCAGGCGTTGACAATGCCGGCGCACAAAGAGCAGTACCGCTACGTGACTAACGCTTCCGCTGTCTTCGGGGTCAACTCGAAAGGCAAAGCCAAACTCTTCTACGCCCGAATGGTGCAGAACGTGAAGAGCAAGGAAGGTCAGAAGCGTCGCCGGATCCTGGCAATCAGCGCCGAGGATGCCTTTGTCATTACGGGCTGGTGCTCGGAGTGGATCATGGGCGGTCCTGGCTATGCCGCCGAGAACTGGTTGAAGAGCGCGAAGAGTAGCGACACCTCGTTCTTCTCCAAATACCTGTAGGGGGCACATGAGTGACCTCGAAGTCTTCGGACCTCTCGTTCTCGCAACCGATGTTGAGAACGCATATGTCGCCACGCTCAAGCTGTGGATGCCCACGTACTTGGGCTTCGTCGAGCGTCACATTGGCGACGAATTCGGCACGCTGCCATTGCCAGGTTCTTACACGTTCAGCTCGGACTTCAACCACTTCCCGGAAGAGCAGCTCCCGGCAATCCTGATCTCCAGCGACAAGCTGGCCCACCCACAGCCTGACGGTACGAAAGCGTACCGAGCGACGTTCCCGATGAAGGTCGGGGTCGCTGTCAGCTCACAGGACCGCACCTCTTCCGAGAGGCTAGCGAAGATTTACGCCGGGGTCATCCGGTCGATCTTCACCGACAAGGGGAGCCTCGAAGACTTCGCTGTCGCTACGGACTGGCTGAGTGAGGACTACGGCGTCCATGTCTCCGAGGCGTCGGCGCGCACGTTCGGTGCGGCGCAGTTGGAGTTCCAGACGGAAGTCCGCAATGTCAGCCGGCGCTTCGCCGGCCCGCAGGAACCGTCGTCTACTCCTGGTGTCGAACCGGGCGCGTTGCCGCTCATCACACAGCAGACACCAGTTGGCAGCAAACCTCAGACGCCATAGGAGAACCCCTTGCCTTACACATATGTCGGTACTTACGTTGAGTACCTGGAGAACGGCGAACCACTCGTCTTTGGGGATGTCATTGACACGCCCGATCAGCGATTGATCGACCTGGGGCGCCTTGTGCCCACAGATGCCCCCACGCCCGACCCGGAGCCTGCTCCGGTCATCGCTGACACTACTACCACAGAGGAGCTTGGCGTCGATGCGTCCAGGATCTAACGTAACGGGGTCTACGGCCCTTCCCCCCACCACGCCGCTCACAAGCACGGGTACGTGGTTCGCGGTCGGCTATTCACAGGCTGGCCCGTCCTTCCCGGTACTGCTCACCAGCTTCGCCCAGTTCCAGCGGATCTTCGGTGGACGCGGTACCTACTCCGCAACCCTGTCGGACGCAGTCGAAACCTTCTTCTCCGAAGGCGGCTCGCGTCTGTACTTCTGCCGCGCAATCGGCTCGACCGCTGTCAAGGGCACGATCACGCTCAAAGGCAAAGGCACCTCGACCAACATCCTGACAATCACCGCTTCCTCTGCGGGGGTGTGGGGCAACGCGCTGTCCGTTGTCGCGGCGACGGTCGAAACCACGAAGTTCCAGCTCACCGTCAAGAACGGCACGGAAACGGTGGAAACCTCTCCCGTGTTCGCGTCCTACGAAGAAGCTATCGCCTGGTCGAAAAGCAACAACACCTTCGTGGTTCTGACGAGCACCTTCCCGGCGGAAGTCCCGCTCGCGGAAACGGTGACGCTGGTTGGTGGCACGAATATCGCCCCGACCACCGTGGAATACGAAGCGGCGCTCAAGTCGTTCAAGTCGGAATTCGGTCCGGGCCAGGTGTCCGTTCCGGGTGTCGCCACGAAAGCGGTTGTCGAAGCGCTCTTCAAGATCGCCTCGGAACAGAAAAGGCGCGCTGTCGCTGACGCTGCTGCTGGCTCTACCGAATCCGCTCTCAAGGCGGAAGGCGAAGCCCTGCGTGCTGCGCTGGGTGCGACCGCGAAAGCGGGCGCCGTGTTCGCTTCGTGGCAGTCGATCCCCGGCCTGCCGGGTGTCACCTCTACCCGGTACTGCCCGGAGAGTCCCTTCATCGCCGCGAAGTGCTCCGCCATCGACGCTGCTGGCAACCCGAACCTGGCGCCGGCCGGTAGGCGTGCGGTGTTCTACACCTCGCTCGGTCAGGAAACCACGTTCAGCGAAACCGAAACGGAAGCCCTCTACACCGCCGGGATCAACGTCTCGAAGAGTGTGCTGGGTCAGGTCCGGGCGTTTGGCAATCGGACCCTGGCGAACCCGAACACCGAACCGCTGTACCTCCAGTTCTCCAACGTCCGTCTGGACATGGCGATCGAATGGAAAGCGCTGTCGATTGAGGAAGGTCTCCTCTTCGGGGAGATCGACGGGCTGGGCACGCTCCAGGCCGAATACGGCAACAAGCTCTCCGCGATGCTCCTGGGTCTTTACCAGATCGGCGCCCTGTTCGGCCTGACCGCCGGCGAAGCGTTCTCCGTGGACGCTGGCTCCGACGTGAACACGATCGGTACCGAGGCGGAAGGCAACCTGAACGCGAACATCGCGTGCAAGCGGTCGCCTGGTGCGGACTCCATCAACCTCAACCTCACGCGCGTCACGCTGGCGCAGGAAGTGTAGGCCGCGATGTTCCGCGAGGATCTCTATGAAGTGACCCTGACAATCACCGGAGTGGAAGGCACGAAGCTCGTGCTCATCTGTGACAAGATGTCCGGTGGCGCGGCCAAGGCGAAGGACACGAAGTACCGTCCCGCCAATGGCCTGGCTGCCGAGCTTTCGCTCGGTGGTCCGAAGTCGATTGACAACATCACCGTGTCCCGGCTGTACGACACGACGGTGGACCCGAGCATCGAATGGCTCATCACGCAGGCCGGTCGCGCAGAAGCCGAAGTCTCGAAGCAGCCGCTCGACCCGAACGGCAAAAAGAAAGGCCACTCGATCGTCTACACCGGACGACTCGTGGATGTAACGCCGCCCCCGACCGACTCCGAGTCAGACAAAGCAGCCGTGATCGAGTTCATGGTCTCGCCCAAGTCTGAAATCACATCCGTCAACAGCGCCTAGAGGAGACATATGTCCGACTCGAACATCCCCACCCCTGACCCTGCATCCGCGACGGAGCAGCACCCACCGGAGACGGATGCTCAGTCGGTCCTGTCAATACTACGGAAGAGCCGGGAACAGCTCGGTACGAAAGCGAAGCCGCTTGACCTTGTTGTTCCCGGCTACGACGGCCTGCTCCTGATCCGCTACAAGTGGATCTCGTTCAAGTCGCTGAACGCCGGCGCGCAGGATCTCACCAATGTCAAGGATCCGTCCGAGGCACAGTACCTCGCCGCGAGCGACCTCATTGTTACGTGCGCTGAGGATGTCCTCATCCGCGTGGACGGCGTCGTGAAACCGCTTGCCGACTCGCCCGTGTTCATCGGTGATCCGCGCCTCGACGAGGCACTCGGACTCCCGACCACGGACACGGTACTCGAGACGGTCCACGCGCTGTTCGGTGGCAACGAATACGCACTCATCCGGTGCGCGAACACGGTAGCGCTGTGGCTCCAGGACACGACCCTCAAGATCGACGAGGAGTACCTGGGAAACTAGCGGACCGCGAGGACATCAGGACGATCGCCATTGCCGCTCACCTCGGCGTGGCTGACGGCCTCACCCTGATCCAGTCAGAGGACTCGGATCTCGTTCTCGCGGCGCAGGCTCTCACACGGGCCGCATTGAAGTTCAAGGCGGAGCAGGATGACCAGCTCGCGCTCTTGATCCGTAATCGGATTGTCGAACTCTTCTAGGGGGACCACATGGCTCTTGAGGCGCAAGAGGTAGCTGTACGTGTGCGCCTCCTGGGAGGTTCGGCGTTCGAGACTGAGGCGGCGGGTGTCGCTGACTCGGTGAAGGGGATCGGTACGGCGGCTGCTGAGTCGAACATCGGTTCCAAGATGGAGAAAGAGACCGAAGTCGCTGGCAATGCGCTGAGCGTCCTCTCGGGCCGGCTGGATTCGTTCGCTAAGAAAGCCCACCAGATCGCACGCTACACCGCCCCGGTCTCTATTGCCGCTGCTGCCCTGATCGGTGTCAGCGTCAAAGAGGCTGTAGATGCGGAACGTCAGTTCAAGCTGCTCGAAACTCAGGCGCACGCGACTAAGAAGCAGCGGCAGGAACTTGAACGCGGCGCCAGCTCGTTTGCCAAGTTCGGCTACGGGCCGAAGGAAGTCGCGGAAGCCCTGTACCCACTCCAGTCCGTGTTCCAGAACGTCACGACCGACCAGAATGCTCTGCGTGCTTCGGCAATGGGAGCGAAAATCGGACTGGATTCTCTGCCTAGCACGGTCGAAGCCCTCACCTCTGCGTGGGACTCGGGCCACAAGGGTGTCAAATCGTTCCGCGAAGAGATGGCGCTCCTCGACGAAACGGTCGGTGCGGGCAAGATGCACCTCCCGGAACTCAACTCGATGTTCAAAAACAATCTGTTCCCGGTTGCCGGTGCGCTGGGTATCCCTCAGCGTGACATTCTCGCGGCTCTCGCTGCGGCATCACGCGACCAGAGTGCGGGTGGCGCGGTCTCGTTCGCAACCCTGCTGCGGACCACGCTTATCAAAGCGATCACGCTGAAAGGCGCTGGCCTCCGCGCTGCGGAGAAGCTCGGCTTTGGTAAGGACGAACTCCAGAACCTCCTCCAGACCTCCGGTGGTTTTGAAAACGTCATCAAGAGGATCACCGAAGACAAGAAGACGATGGGCAATGAATCCACACAGGACATTGCCACGATGTTCGGGGGTGCTCGTAGCGCCGGCACGATCTTCCTGTCGATGTCGCAGCTCCCGGCGTACACGAAGATCCTGGCCCGCCTCGAAGGGGTCAAAGGGGACTCGACGCTGGAATCCCACTACGCGCAGACGACGGAAACCCTCGGCGCCCAGTTTGAAAAAGTGACGGCCCAGCTCAAGGACGTCTCTGTCGAACTCGGGCGGGTCTTCGGACCGTATGTCCTGCAAGGCTTCCACATGCTCGGGACTGCCGCGCAGGGTGTGTCCTCGTTCTTCCATGAACTTCCTGGTCCCGTGAAAGTGGCGACCGGCGCGTTCCTCGCGTTCCTCGCTGTACTGGCTCCTGCGGCGTTCATCGTCTCGGGCGTGGCAACGGCCTTCAAAGTCCTGCTGTCGCCCTTCACGGGTGGCCCAGGCGCCGCTGCTGAGATCACAGGCTCAGGCGCCCTGTTCGCTGAGACGGTTGAGGCCGCCGGTGCTTCGTTCGCTGCTGAGGTAGCGGGTGGAGGTGCCGTCGCTGGACCCGAGGCTGCGCTGATGGCGCTGCGTAACGCGGGCATGGCGAACATCCTCCAGTTGGCTGAGCCGGCGCTCGGTGCGACTGGCCTCCTGCCGCTCATCCCGATCGCTGCCGCGTTGACTGCCCTGGTGGTCATTGCCAAACAGCACCACCTCGGCGGACAGGAAAAAACGCAGAGGCAATGGGAAGAAAAGCTCGGGATCATCCCTGGCACCAAAACCTTCAAGGAACACCCGAAACCGGGCGAACACGCCCACGGGCATCCACACCTTGAAGCGGGCGAACACCACGCCTCCCAGCTCCCCCACTACTTCCCTGGTGGGCGCTTGGCCGGCCGCAACCCCTACGCGGGGACGAACGCCGGTAGCAAGCATGTGACGAAGGATCAGCGGCTCAGCCCGACATGGACGGATCCGACGACGGGCACCCGGTACACGATCAACCCCGGCGAACATGTCACTCCGCACGAGGGCCTGGACGGTGGCGCCAACGTCACCAACCGCAACGGCAAAATCGTGTTTGAAGTTGACAACAAAGTGTACCTCGACGGGAAGCAGCTCACCGAAGCGGTCAACCGCCATAACCGGAACCACGAAACCAATCGCTGAGGAGTACCGTGCCGAACTCAGACCCCGCAGCGTATGAAATCGCGGAAACGAATGACACGGCCGGCCACGGTCGCGCGCTCGTCCTGAAATACGGGTCGGGTAGCATCACCACGACAGGCGGCATCGGCACATGGGAGGAGGTCAAGCGTCCGTACTTGCCTCCCCTCACCGTCTGGCGTGGCCCGGCCGAATCGTACAAGCACAAGATCCCGTCGATGCTTGACACATTTGGCATTGGCCAGGAAGCGGATCTCGATGACCAGCGCGCCCTCCTGGAAGAATTCGCCGGCCTCGCGCTCGAAGGCACTCCCGCTGAACCTCCGCTACTCAGTCTCTATGGACTGGGCACGATCCCGAACGACGCCGATAAGCACGCGGAACTCTCGTGGGTCATTGTCGGACTGGACTGGGGTGAGGCCATCAGGGATGACCAGACCGGCGCGCTGCTCCGCCAGGATGTCGCCGTCACCTACATGGTGCATAACGATTCCCTCGAAGCGCTCGGCAGACTCGAAGACGACAAGGTGCCGGGCGGCTACCGCGTCAAGAACGAAGAGAGCTTTGAACAGATTGCCAAGCACCTGTTCAAAAACGCCCGTCTCGGCGGCCCTCTCGCCCACCTGAACAGCGGCAAACACGGGAAGAAGTGGATCCAGGGCGCCACCTCCAAGGTCCGCGCCGGACAGGAAATCAAGCTCCCGTCAAAGGCGCTCCTCCGTCAATGGGAGCAGAAATACGGAAGGTAGACAATGGGTAAGCCTACGGCAGCGGTCGTCTTGTATCAGGCTGAGCAGGCTCGCTTTGAACGGTCCGAACACCGTGTCAACCATGCCTTCGATCTGACGAAATGCGAGATCGTGGATCCCAAGGTCACGATTGTCGAACCGGACGGTAAGCATGTTCACGACTGGAATGTCATGGGCGCGCTTGAGAGTGCGGCTGTCGAACTGACAATCACCGGCGCCTCGACGATCAAGCTGGTCTGCGAGGATCCCAAATTCGAGCTGCTCAACCATCCCTTCTTTGCCAAGTGGATGTTCAAGAAGGAAGACGTGAGCAAGTCCTCCGCCAAGACGTTCTCCCGGCGGAGCATCACCGACTCCTCGAAATCAGGGCGGTACGGGGAAGAAGACGAAGAAGAGTGGATCCTCCCGCAGCGCCCGATCGACTTCAACCTTGACGGGATCTGGTTCCGGCTCATGGGGTTCCGTGTTACGGAATCCAAGCTCGAACTGTCCTTTGAAGACCGGGTTGCAGCGCAGCTCCGGGAAGAGGTGGGCGAAGCAATCATCCGCGAACGCGGCAAGGTGACACGCGCCGGCTTCGTTCACGAACTCGTGACTGCTGCATCGCGCCACCAGAAAGTCAACATCGGCGCATACATCCCGGAGGAAAAGGCAGCTCAGCCAATCGCTGTCACGACTCTCGCGGAAACCGCTACCGACCTGAAAGAATCCTCCGGGAAAAACCTGGGGCCGTCCGACGGCATCACCGTGAAGGGTGCCCCGGCGACCACGAGCCAGTTGAAGATCCTGAACGAAGCGCTCGAAGAGGCCGTCGAACTCAAAGCGCACTTCAAGGCGCAGGTGGCAATGCTCCAGGCGCTCTGCGTGGAGTCGGAAGCGGGCAAGCTCTCCCCTAACTACTTCCAGCTCGAACCGGGGAACCTCACCACCTACGGGACCACGATCCAGGATCAGGTCCAAGGGTTCCTCGTCAATGGTTACTCCGGCAACGGCGGCGCCATCCAGATGGAGACAGGCAACACCCACTACAACACCTCCGAAATGGCTCAGGCTGTGCAGGAGTCGGGCGCCGGCAAAGCCACTTCTGGCAATGGGGACTACGGCCCCTCGAAAGCCGAAGCCGAACATATGGTCCGGGTGTATGGAGTGACCGCCTCGACGGAAGGGCTGACTGGCCCTGTCACTCCCGGTGTCTACTCGTTCTCTCGTGGCCCCCGCGAGACTACATGGGACTGCATCCAGCGCCTCGCGTCGGAAGTGTCCTGGTTCGCGTTCGTCCGCAACAACGCTCTCTGGTACGTCTCGGGTGAATACCTGCTGACGGAGCAGAAAGTGAAAATGGAAGTCGAGCGTGGCAAGAATGGCGTGGACTGGGTTGAGCCTGACGTGAGCATCGGTGCCCGAGACGGCATTGCCACGATCAAGGTCTCTGGTCGCGCGTCGCTCTGGGCTGCTCAACCTGGCGAGCTTTGCTCCGTCAAGGGCGTCGGTCCCGCGAATGGCAACTGGGTCGTGTCCAACGTGTCCCTTGACATCCTCGACCGCAGCGATGCGATCACCGTCACCCTGGAGAAGACCCTCCCGCCGCGCCTGGAGCCTGCTGCTTCGGGTGGCGTCACGGAAGCGGAAGAAGAAGGCAAGCCCGGTTCGAGCAAAGTCGAAGGCTATGTCAACCCGTTCGCCAAGATCCAAAATCTCACGCCTGAGCGCGTGGACATGGGCGTGGACTTCGCAGGCTCAGGGTGGATCGTGGCAATGGGCGATGGGATCGTCTACTGCTCCGAACACGCTCCCGGCTGGGAAGACGGATGGTTCTTGGGCTACACGCTCACGAGCGGACCTTACGCGGGCAAGCACATCTACCACGCTGAGAACATCACCAGCGAAAAGAAAGTCGGGGAACCCGTCAAAGCGGGCGAACCGATCGCCTACCTGCATCCTGCCTCTCCGAACAGCGAGAGCGGCTGGGGTGGCGGCGGCCCGCAGGAAACCCTCGCGGCTTCCCTTGGTCAGGTGACGGGCAAGGGTGACGTGGAAATGAGCGCTGCCGGGGTGAGCTTCAACAACCTCCTCGGGAAACTCGGGGCTAAACAGGGTGTCGAGAACGCCTCGGTCCCTGTCAAAGGCAAGATGCCCGCCGGATACCCATAGGAGTCGCTCGTGATACGCCGTCAACGACAGCCCCATGATCGCACTCACGGGCCGGCGCTTGGCGCCGCAGACGATGGTCTGAGCCAGGGCTCCGCTTACAAAGCGGTAGCCCTGGCTGCCTCCTCTGGTGGCTGGGTGAAGGTGACAATCCCGGCCATCAGCATCTCTCAGCCTTACATGGCGAAAATCAAAACCGGGACCATCGCGCCCGGTGCCACGGTCCTGGTTCTCTTCGACGAGGAAAGGGTGCCCTGGGTTGTCAGCTTCTAGGAGGCTACATGTCCGTCTCAGTCCCCCACTTCGACCTGCCGTTCCGGTACTTCAACGGTAGCGCCGCTGTTGTCGAACAGTCCTCGGTGGAAGACGTTGCCAACTGCGTCTTCGCTGTCTGCGCTACGGAACCGGGCCAGTTCAACGACGCACCCGAATTCGGTCTGCCTGATCTCACGTTCGAGCAGGAGCCGATCAACCGGCAGCGGATCCTTGGCCCGATCTCCAGGTGGGAGCCGCGAGCGAAGGTGCTTGCCGAACTGAACCCGACCGTCCTCGACTCGGCAATTGTCAACGCCAACCTCCAGATCGGGGTCTGATGGAATACCTCTCGCCGCCCTTCATACTCTCGCCGGCCACGCTGCTTGCGGGCTTCGTGCTCAACATGCAGACGGCGTTCCCCGGCTGGGCTGCGGCGGAAGGTGCCCTGGACTACCGGATCGGCGGTGCGGTCTCGGAGATCGGCGCTCAGCTCAACGAAGCTGCGGCGGATGGGGCTACCAACATCTTCCGGTTCTTCGGCGCGAACATTGCCAACATCCCCCCGGTCGAAGAAGCCTTCGCCTCGGGCCTGACAACGTGGACCGCCACGGACTCGCTGGGCCATGTGATCCCCTCGGGGACTGTCGGCGTCTGGCTCGACGGTGGTGGTGCTCGGCGTGCGTTTGAAACGACGGAAGCCGCGACGATCGCTGCGACCGCCACGATGGTCTCTGGTGTGCCTGTGCGTGCCCTCGAACCGGGTACGGCGGCGAATGGCATCACCGGCTCGATCGTGGAACTCGCGTCCCCCCTGGCGTACATCTCGGGCGTGACTCTGGCGTCTGCTACGAACGGCGGCACCGAAGCAGAGACGGACGCTGCGTACCTGACTCGCGTCACCGAAGAGCTGGCCCTCCAGTCTCCGAAGCCGATCACGTCCACGGACTTCTCCAGGCTGCTCCTCACGAAGACCGGCGTGGGCCGCGCGTTCTCGAAGGCGGGCTACAACCCGACCGGCACCTATGTGGCTACGGGCACGCTGAACAGTACGACCGCTGTCACGGGCCTGCCTTCCACGGCGACGATCATTGTCGGGACTGCGGTGACTGGTCCGGGGATCCCTGCGAGCACGTATGTAACGGCGATCGTCAGCGGCACGGCTGTCACCCTGAACAACGCCGCGACCGAATCGAAAGCGAACAGCCTGACGTTCACCGGCACGGTCGGCAACGCTGGGTATGTCGCCTCGTGGGTTGGCAACGCCGCCGGCGTGGGCCTCAGCTCGGGGGAACGTGCCGCGCTCCAGGCCGAAATCGCCAAACAGCTCCTCGTCGGCGTCTCCTACAACGTCCTGGCCCCGACCGAATCCACGATCAACGTGGAAGCCAAGGTCTACGCCTGGCCCGGCACGACGATGGCCGCGATGAAAGCTGCGATCGAAGAAGCCATTACCACGTTCCTGAATCCTGCCTACTGGGGTCAGCCTCCGGGCCGCGCGACCCAGGAATGGAACAACGACCCGGTGGTCCGGATTGTCAATGCTGAGGCGAGCATCCTTCGTGTCTCCGGCGTTCACTATGTCGCGGAACTCAAGCTGAACGGTGGCACCTCCGACGTGACAATGACCGGCGTGGTGGCCCTGCCGAAACTCGGCACGCTAACCCTCGAAGTCAAAGAAGGGTAACTCATGGCGGAACCCGGCACGCTCACAGAAACAGGCGGGCGCCTGTACGAACAGCTCGCGCCTACGTTCTTCAAAACGGACTCCGCCCACGGCTGGGCCGGCTGGTATTTCGTCAGCGCTCTCGCGGCCATGCTGGACCCGGCTGCGGAAATCGTGCAGATCAACGAAACGCTGAACCTGCCTCCGTTCGCCATCCTGTTCACGCCCTCCCTGGTGCCTGCCGCGTGGCTACCGTGGCTGGGGCAGTTCGTCGGGATCAGCTCGGAACTGATGGAACGCACCATCGCTTCGGGCCAAACAGCTCTGGCCCGGACGTGGATCTCGAACCCCTTGAACTATCTGAGGGGCACGGTGGAAGGCATCGAACTGATTGCCAAGTCCACGTTGACGGGATCCAAAACGGTGACGGTCTATCCAATGTACGGCGGCGAACCGTTCCAGCTCTTCGTCGCTACGAACGCTTCGGAAACCCCGAGCGAACTGGCGACCTTGACTGCGATCCTGTCGATGGTACCGGCATGGGTGAACCTCACCTACGTGACTGTTACGGGCGGCGAGTACCTGACCCTGGAAGCGGCTCACGCGACTTACGCGCTGACGGAAGCCGCGCACACCACGTACAAAGATGTCGAACTCGAACCGGCGAAATGAGGGGTAGCTGATGGCTACAGGTAAAACTACGCGGCGCTCGTTGCCGTATCCGAAAACCACGGATGCTCCGAAAGTCGCTACGGACATGGAGGCCCTGGCGGAAGCGCTCGACAATGATGTCGAAGGTGGGCAGGGCACCCTGGCTGCACGTCCGGGCGCCCCCTACACGCGCGGCCGGCTGTACGTGGTACAGGGTGACACGACTACCGCGAACAACGGCATTGTCTGGTGGGACAACGGGACCAACTGGATCGCGGTGAACTCTGGCATCACGGCGACCCAGCTTGCCGCCGAATCGGTTGGCACGTCTCAGCTTGAGCCGGAAGCCGTCACTCGCGGGAAGATCGAAGCCAACCTCATCGCTGACAATGGGACAGCCCTGAAAATCCAGGCCGGGGCACATAACCTCGGAGCGCGCTCCGCAGGCTGGCTTGAATCCAGCATCCCTCTGAGCTACACCTTTCCGACTGCCTGTGTCAGCTTTGTTGCCGTGGCTTACGGTACTGTCAACAACGCGGGCATGGACCTCGCTGCCGCCTCGGTGGAATCCGCCGGAGCGGGGCGTGTGGTAATCGACAACAACGTCGAGCAGCAAATCAATGTGAACTACATTGCGGCGGGGTACTGATGACCGAAGCCCAGGCTTGGCAGCTACTGTCGGAAACCCTCGCACGCCTTGAGCAGAAGCTCGACACCGCTCTCGCGGTGATGACCTCGAAGCTCGACGCGAAGGCGGACCGTGCTGACATTGAGCGGCTCGACGCTGCTCGTGAGGCTGGCCGTATCGCGGTGGAGGCTCGCATCTCTGCCCTTGAGCGAGGCGAAGCTCGGAGCGAAGGCGCCGGTGCGTTCATCGCAAAGATATGGACTGCCTGCACAGCTTCCGCTGCGCTCGGCTACCTCGTCTACGTGATGGCGACGGCCCATTGATACTGGCGACGCTGCACTTCATCAGCCAGGCTCCGCAGGCCGGCCAGCCGGTCGTCATCACGAGCTGGATGGAACTCCTCACCGTGCTCCAGCTCGGCGCCCTCATCGGTCTCCTCGGCGGTGCATACCACCATGTCGAATGTCACGAGACGGGCTGTCACAAGATGGGCCGGTTCACGCACGACCACCTCAAGTTCTGCCACATACACCACCCGGGCGTGCCGAACGACGGCGTGATCCACATAGGGAGTGACAATGATCCGGTCTCTCGGAAGGCTGACGCCTGACAACTTCGACCACATCGCGGCGAAACCGCTGAGCGCTGCACCTCCGACTGTCCCGACTCCGGCGACAATCGGCACGCTCTGGTTCCCCGAGTTCGACACCCCGAAACAGACTGCGGACGGCTCGTGGCATCTGCCGTTCGTGAAGGAAATCAAGTCTCCCGCTCGCGGTGGACATTGCACATGTCTCGCTGCGATGGGCCAGGTGAAACTCCTCCAGGCCGCTTGGCAGACGTTCTACAACCAGGGGCAGGAAGGGGCGTGTGAGGGCTTCGGCCACGCTCACGCTCAGACGTTGATCCACGGCGTCACGTATGACGCCCTGCTGCTGTACGACGAGGCAAGAAAGATGGACGGCACGTACCCCGAAGGCGAGGGTACTACGAATCACTCGGTTGTCAGGGTGCTCGAAGCTGACGGGATCCGTCCGCAGAAAGCCCTGGTCGCTGAACGCAACGCGCAGGCTGACGGGCCGGCTGAAAAGCTGGCAACGGTTCACAGGTGGACACAGGACACGCAGGAAGTCCTCACCGCACTCGGGCGCCCCGGTGCTTGGGCAGTACCTCTCCTCAATTCGTGGGGAACCGACTACCCGCAGGTGGTCTGGCTCCCCTCCGAGACGTTGGACTTTCTCCTGCGCGAAGCGGGCGAAGCTGACGTTGTCACCGACCTCTAGGAGGCCACATGAAGACTAATCGCATTGTCGCTCTGCTCACCCCGCTGTTCGCACTCGGCTCTGGTATCGCTGCCGGGTGGCTCGCCAAGAACTTCCCCGGACTGCCGGTCCCTTCGGCTGGCGACATCACCGCCATCGAGATCACGGTTGCCACGTCTGCTTCTGCCGCTGCCCTCAAGTGGCTGCATGGCTGGCAGGTATTCGAGGACGCCGAACGGTGGCTGAAACAGAGTCACGTCATCACCGCCTCGCTGGACGGCCAGGCTATTGCCGCCGCGATGCCTCGTACCGCCGTGCTCCCCGACAATGAAACTGAGCCGACTCAGACGCAGGTTGTCGTGAGTGAAGACGCTCCGATCGACAACAGCTCGGGTCAGACGCAGGTGGTCACGAGCGAAGACGCTCCTGCCCCGACCACTCCTGCGGGTCAGACGCAGCAGGGATGAAGCGGCTACTGACTCTCGTCGCCTGCCTGTTCGTGGCGGGCTGCGGGACAAACAGTCAGCCTCCGGTCCCCCAGTCTGCTGCTCGCCCGGAAGGGTATGCGTATGCCGCGCCGCCGAAGACGATCTCCCGTAGCCCCGGCTACCGGATCTCTGTCAATGGTGAGCATCTCATCGAGGGGTTCGAGGGGTTCGTGTCCTGCCCCTACTGGGACAGCTACGGCGGGGTCTGGACTCGTGGCTATGGGGAAACGGAAGGGATCCATTCGGGTTCCTCGTGCATCTCACAGTCGAACGCTCAGGCCCGGCTGGGATATCTGGTGGAAGCCCGATACCAATGGGCTGTCAATGAGCTTGGCCCTGGCTTGAACCAGAATCAGGTGGACGCTCTCGACAGCTTCGCCTGGAACCTCGGGGCCGGGATCTTCTACGGCACGCTCCGCTCGGATCTGGTGTCCCACCAGTATTGGGCTGCGACCCGGCTGATGCTCCAGTACGACCACGCCGGGGGTGCTGTCCTCTCTGGTCTCCAGCGTCGCCGTCAGCAGGAGGTGGCGTTGTTCCTCAAGGCGCCGGCGCGCGTGGCCACGAACTACCTGGCCCGTGACATTCGGCTCCGGACCGAGCTGAGGTACCTGCTCAACAGGCACCATTGCCGTACCACACGGAGGCCCTCACGTATGTGCCTGTACTGGCTGCATGAGGGTCGCGTGGTGAACATCCGGATCCACAAGGGTTACTAGTCCCCCCCTTGTCCGACAATGTAGGGTATGGCTGATCGGAACCACAAGCGCGCCACGCCCATGCCCCAAGGCCCCCTGTCATCCGACAGGGGGCCTTTCTTCGTTCTAGGAGGACAATGAGACCTACCAATGAGCAGATAGAAGCCGTGTTCCAGCACCGTGGATCCATCCGGGCGACAGCGGCGGAGCTACAGGTCGCTGACTCAACCCTCCGGGGCTGGGCGAAGACGGACCACGAGCTGTACGAGATCCTGTACGAGACGCCGAACCTGACAACGGCCGCGAAAGAGCAGGAGATCCGTGACCTCAAGCGGGTCAACAAACAGCTCTCGGAGCGTGAGGGCAGGCGCCAGGAGTGGATCCAGGAAGTCGTCGAGGCCGCTCAGCGTCCGGTCAGTCTCCCGGAGATTGTCGTGAAGCCTCGCAGCAGCAGGCTCCCGTCACGGTCGATCGTGCTCCCCATCTTCGATATCCAGTACGGGCAGCACGTACAGAAGGTCGATGTCCCGTTCGGCATGGGCGGGTTCTCGGAGGAGGTCTTCGACCAGCGCGCCCGGATGTATCTCACGAAGGTCACAGAGTACATGGAGGACCGCAGCTCGTCGGTCAACTTCGAGGAGCTGCATCTGATCCTCGGCGGCGACATGGTTGAGGGCCACGGCATCTACCGGGGCATGGAGTGGCAGCTCGGCCTCCACCCGATCAAGCAGGTGTTGAACCTCCGCGCGAAGATGTCGTACCTCCTCGGGCAGATCATTACCAAGGCTCGGGAACTGGGCGTGAAGAAGGTCGCCCTGTATGTGGTCCCCGGCAACCACGGGAAGGTCGGCGGCAAGATGGCTGGCGCGATCCCGGCGGACTACTCGTGGGACTACCTGCTTGGGGAGCTGGTCATCAACGACCTGGCCGGGGCGATCGACCTGGCTGTCAATGAAGCGGCCGGCGCGATCCTGTTCAAGACGATGGGCCACACGTTCCTGACGATCCACGGAGACGAGATCAAAGGCGTGTCGGGGATCCCCGCGTATGGGATGGCGAAGGCGGACGGTCGCCTGATCCGGATGAGCGAGATCATCCATGACTACCTCATCATGGGCCACCACCATCAGCCTACGTCGATCCCGAATGGCGGCGGCGGCGAGAGCATCATTGTCGGGGATTGGGTTGGCCCGAACAACCTGTCCCGTCAGATCCAGGCGGGGTCACGCCCGCAGCAGAGTCTCCTGCTCGTTGCGAGGAAACATGGCCTGGTCACGACCGAGAAGATTTACCTGGACGGCGAAGATCGGTCGAATCGTAGGCGGGCGCACGTCTACAACGTCGCGGCATAGAAGTCTGTAGGCTGCCAGGCGATCCTCTTATGGCGTCTGGCAGCCCGACTGCGGACTTCTACCCTTGACAATCCCCCCGCAGCCTGGGAGGTTGCAAGTCCACACGAGAGGACATGGATAGCACCGTGCGTATGGACAACGTGGAGAAGTTTGTGGGAAACTACGGATGGCTCGGGGCATAAAAAAGGGGCACCAGCCCCAACAGCCGGTGCCCCTTCCCAACTAGGAGCCAAGGGGAGCAATGAACCCCTGGCCGTCTGACAGCCTAGCACGGCTGCCCGACTCTCTTGCGAGGGCTGTGCCCTCTAAGTCACGGTGTACGTGTGCAGCGGCCCCTCACACGGGTAGTGTTCGGCCGGAACCTGCTTGCGTTCGATCAGCTTGCCGGTGCTTCGCTTCCTCATCGTGCCACCGCTTTCAGTCGAGCCATCGCGCCGGCAACCGCAGCCACCGCAGGCTTCGCGTTGAAGTGTTCGTCGAAGCAGCCGTAGGTTTCCCCATTGCCATCGTTCGACGAGTAGATGTAGACCGACTCGATCCCGAGGACACACCCTTCGAGAACGTACTGCTGCCACGCCGACGCCTGTTCAGCGGGAGTGACGCTTGCGTCCTCGCCACACTCCGTAATGTGGACGGGCTTCCAGATCCCGTCCTTCACGAGGTTGGCAATGGTCGGGGTGATGGCACCCCAGCCTGTCGCGTTGCCTCCGCCCTGCACACCACGAGCACCCTGCGGGCCGTAGAAGTGCATCGCCCACTCGTCTACCGAGTAGCCGAGGGCCAGCTGCAGGTCTCGGTTCCACCCTCGCCCGCCTTCCTCCTGTGACCACGCATTCACGTCGTAGTAGTCACCCCACCCTTTAGCCAGGAGGATGAACCCCTTGCCGTCGAGCGCTTTCTTCGCTGCGTCGTACTCGACTGCGTACTGCTGCGCCGTGATCTGTTCGTAGTACGGCTCGTTCCGGATCTCGATACGCGGGCAGTTCTGAGGGGTGAGTCCTGCTGCGGCAATGAGCGCCGGGAGCGTGGTCGCTACCTCCCCGTATGCCACATGGTCGTACACCGGCAGGACGGGTGTCCCTTCGGCAATGGTCTGCTTGATGAACGCGGCGCTCGCAGGGTCGAACAGGTCGATCCTGTCCCGGTTGATCCCGGTGGCCGCTGCCATCATCTTGCGTCGTGCGATCTTTTCGGCGGGTGTCCCTGGGGCATACAGCCCAGCGAGTCCGCACAGTCCGACTGTCAGCTTCATTGCTCACTCCCGTCATGTCCGTGGATCGGACAGTCGCGTTCATACCCAAGCCCCCGGCATATACAGGCACCGGACTCCATCAGCACCGCCCTGGCGATTGCCAGACTGCCGGGCGTGAATTCGCGGTGGAGAACCTGTAGTGCTGCCAACGTCCGGCCCGCCAGGGGCGCTACCGACACGTCATTGTCATACCCGTCGTACCTGTCAGCCTGGACGGGCCTGTGCATGTGGACTATGTGCATCTCACCACGTCCACACCTCACACAGGTGCCCTGGTTACGCGGGTCGTTCCCTTCCTGGAACTCGTGTGTGTCAGCCATCGAGACCTCCGAACATCTCCGCGCCCTCACCGACGCCGAGCTGTTTCCCCAGCTCGACGCCCATCAGGTACAGGTTCACGGGCACAAGATGAGGCATCTGCGTCCGCTTGTAGAGCATCATGTATAGACCGAGTGCGTGCTGAGCGAATTCTTCAACGAACTCGTCGGACACTCCGCCGAAGACGCGCTGCATAGCGTCGTATGAGGTTTCCTCCCCGCCACGATCGTCGAAGTTGATTGTCAACGCTTGTGACGCAGCACGCACCCGGTCGTCGTTCATGCCTGTGCCTGCCGCTCGATCACACGACCGAGTTCCAGGCCGCGCAGGAACCCTTCGCTAGCAATGACGTGCCCTCGCACCTCGTCGGGTACGTCCGACTCGGGGTAGTGGTTGACAATGTCCAGGACCGCGATGGAGACGGGAGCGACGAACGCCGTCACGTCGTCCGCCGGGATGCCGAGCGCCCTGGAGAACCTGTCAGCGAGCGTGTCGCCGGCATCCATTGCTACGGCCTCCTCCTTGTTGAGGGTCAGTAGCGCCTTCATCAGGTGCTCCGGGGTGGGTGTGGGTACGCTCATGTTGCCTCCTAGAAAGGTGCGTCGGATGGCGCGTCGGCGGGCTTTGCGTCCCCGTCGTCACGTTTGGGGGTGAGGAACTGCGACGTGTTCACGATCACCTTGATGCGCTCACGCTTCGTACCGTTGGCTTCCTCCCAGCGTTCCTGCTTGAGGCGTCCGACGATTGCCAGCCGGTCGCCCTTCTGCGAGAACTTCACGAGGGACTCGGCCTGCGCCCCGAAGAGCGTGCAGTTGACGAAGTTCGCCTCGTCTTCCCACACTTCGCCCTTCTTGACGCTCCCATTGACAGCGAGGCTGAACTCGCACACACTCATCCCTGACGGCAGAGCACGTAGCTCCGGGTCACGGGTGAGCCTGCCAATGATCGTGACTGTGTTGAGATCCTGCATCTATACGCCTACCTCTCGGAGATCCGCGTTGATTGACAATGCGACCGCCGCCGCCCTGTGGTAGTCCGACAGCCATAGGAGCCGCGTGTTGCCCCCGGCCTCGCCTCGGGCCTTGAGGCCCATGTGGTACCGGAACTGGTCTGTTTTCCATCCAGCTTCCTCACGGGTGGTGTTCTCATCCATGTACCACTCACGGATGTCAATGCGGCTACCTATGTCCGTCGCGCCGTCCCTCACGAAGCGAGCCATGTGTTCGTAGCTCGTCTTCATCAGGCTGCGCCATGTGAGGTGATCGTTCGACACGAGATGCGTCACGAGTTTGCTTCGCAGGGGAGCGATGGGGACAAGCCGTGTCTCCATGATCTGTTCCAGCGTGTCCGTCCTGATCTTGGGGAACCCGACTGTCTGTCCGGCGAGATGCTCCGCGATGTAGCGCTCCCAATCCTGCTCCATGTGCATTCCACGAGAAGCGATTGCCAGGACGCGGTAGATGGCGGGTCCGTGCTCCAGGTACGCCTCGTTCACCTGCTCCTGTGTCCCGCATCCGTCACGGAGGTTCTTTTCGCTGCGGAAGATTGCAAGTCGGGGCTTCTCGACCGCCTGTGCTAGCACGGGAAGAACCTCGGCTTTGTCGGCGTACGTCAGCTCGTCATCCAGGGTGATCGTGGCGGGCATGTTGGGTTGCTCGTTCCTGTTAGGGGGAATATGTCTGGGCCGGCAGACAACCTCTCCGGTGTGGATCACACTATAGCGACAGCTCGGACGGTAAAAAGTCGAGGCCAGCCAAACACCTCAACCAAGCCGGTGTGATAAGGGTGGGCGCGTCGTTACGTTCCGCGACCTCATGGAATCTTTCGAGATGAACCTCGTTACGGGCCAGGAACTCAAGGTCGTCATACTTGACGCCGGTGTCCTGGTTCTGAGAGGCACCGATAGCGAGTCCGTCGATCGCTCGGCACATGTACTCGGGGGTGAACCCTTCCCTGAGCCGGGCTATGACGCAGTCCTTCCGCTTTTCCCCGAACTTCCAGCCCTTCGTCTTCGTCATGCGCTTTGAGTAGTAGCGGGCGATCAGCTCCGCGCTTTTGCCTTCGGGCGCCTCCGCCTTCTGCTTGCCTAGCTGCGCCTTCAGACTGGCAATGATACGGCGTTGGCGGGCGAGATCCTCATTGGCCAACTGGAGGTCTATCTCTGCCTGCTCTGCACGGAACTGTTCACGTTCGAGCGGCTCTAGCTCACCCGTAAGCTCCCCTGTCTCGGGGTCGATCTTGCCCATTGCTCGCTCCTCATGTTGTTGGGGGTTCCCACGATTCGATCGTCAGCCACATGAACATGCACCCGGCGAAACACACGAGCGCGAATGTCACGACTGCTCCTCGTTGGCACGCGACCAGGCTCCCATTGTCAGGAGTGACGCGCGGTCATCCCTGAGCTTGCGAAGCCGCTCCATCGCGGCCCGGTCGTATGCGGCCGAGATGTCACGGGAGATTTTGGCCTCCTGCACCTCGGGTGTCCCCTTCGCCTGCGTCTCCGCAAGAGTCTTCCCCACCTCGGGGATGAGGGCGGCGATTGCCACGGCCAGTACCCTGTGGTACTTGGCCTCAGCACGGGCATGTTCCTCGCCCGTCATCCTCAGCTCCACGATGGCCGAGGCGTGTGCCTCGCTCACCCGGTATGACTCTTCGCGGTATGTACGCAGGTCGAAGGGGTCCATGAGCGTGGACTAGTAGTCCACTTTGCGTGCTCGACGAACGAGCGCTTTGCCAACCGTTGTCAGCCTGTAGACGTGGGCCGCCCTGCCGCCGGTGGCCTGCTGCGCCGTGACCTCAACCCAGCCGCGCTCCATGAGGCGACCCATGAACGTGGACGTGGTGCCGAGCGCCTTAGCGGTGCCCTTCTTGGCATTGGCGAGGGCCACGATGACCTTCGCCTGCTTGCCGGTGAGAGTGATGGTGTCAGTCATTGCCAGACGACCTTTCTACGTCGAGGGACTCGATTGCAGCGACGGCTACAGCCGCCACCTGTACTAGCTCGTTGCGGTAGTGCTCGTGGTTGAACTTGATGCCGCCTGCCGTGGCGTCTGCGATCTCCTTAGCAACCTCCCCGACCTCCTCGGTCAGGATTGCCAGCCACACGGCCGGCTGATGGTGCTGTGCGCCCCACTTCCCGAGCTGGTAGCCGCGCTCCGCTACCACGCTCAGGATCGCCTGCCGCATGAAGCGTTCCGGGACTGCGATGATCCATGCGTCCTTGATACGTGACGCGGTGGTACGCAGCCGGAACATCTCGCGGCGCGTGCTGTTGACGAGTGAGGCTGTCATCGTCGCGTCCCAGCCGCCAAGCACAGTCCGATCAGCAGGATGACCGCCACGAGAATGAACGGGATCCAGAATGGGGCGAGCACCCACACCCACGACCATGCGATCGTACCGGTGAGCTTGAGCACCACGAAGGCGACGCCCAAAATCCCCGAGAGACTAACCTGCATTTTTGGCCTCCTCGTTTCGTTTGGCTATCTCGTCAATGGCGCTCTGACACGCATGTTCTAGATAGCGTGATTCCTTCGTGAACCACATGTAGCTAGGGTCGTTTCCGATCCCGACGCTCACGGTCCATCCGACCAGCCGGGCGCCGTCCTGGTCAGTTACATATGACGGGTATATCTCCAGGCCGCTCCCGGCGTCTATCACGGCCTGCGCTAGGCGCTCAGCTAGGAACACGCTCAGCCTCCCTTGCCAGCCACGCTTCCACATCCTCCGCCTGATCGACGGTGAGAAGCGCGATCTTGTTTTCGACGGCGCCCACCGAAGCGAGCTTCGCCTTGAACACGGAGACGAGCGTCGTGTCTTCCGCGAGATTGATTGACTGTGCCGTTGCCAGGATCGCCTTTGCCCTGTCGAGCGGGATTGTCGGAGCAGCGGGACGTGATGCGTCCTTGCCCTTGTCGCCCACCCCGGACGCCGCATTGCCATCGTCGTCTTCGTCAGCGACGAGGCCCAGCACACACATGAGTGCATACCGCCTGGCGTAGGTGATGGCGGACCCCATGCCCTGTGCGTTCTGTTTGTCCAGCAGTAGGGGGTAGTCGCCGGTGAGTTCGGTCCCGTTCGGCAGGTAGACGAGTTTCCACCTGAGTATCGGCATCGGGACACTCGTGTCCACGTTGATGTCCGGTTCACACACCCATAGAAGCTCGCGCTCCTCCAGCATGGGTATCACCGCGTCCATCACCTCGTCCAGGGGCACGTACTTCGCGCCCTTGAAGCCGGGGTTGTCCTTCGTCTTCTGTATGTCAGGCATGTTGCGGTGAAAGTCCAGCAGCGCATCCTTCACGCTGACGAACTTGTCTTCTGTGTCGGTCATGGCATCCAATCTAGGTTGACGGGGAGACGGTAAAACCCATTACTTGCCCTTCATCCTTCGGATGGACTTAGCCGCAGCGAGGAACGCCAGGAAGTCCTCTTCGATCGCCGTCGAGAGCACGAAGTCATATGTCCCGTCCGGGTGTGTGTTCAGGACGTACTGCTCCTCCGTGGGCGGGAAGCCCATCTCGACGCTGGCAATCTCATAGCCCATGAGCTGAGGGAAATGCTGCTCCTCGTACACGCGCTTCGATGTCTTGAGGTCGATGAGGCACAGCACGTCCTTCACCCTGGCCCGGATGTCGTACCTGCCGGCGAACTTGTGGGTGGCGGATACCACCTGCACCTCCGTGGACACGAAGCTCGGCTGCCACTCCACGTACCACTTGAGTACGCCTCTCGCGTGGCCTGCCTCCTCCCCGGCAATGCCATCCAGGTCGGGCACCTCGCCGCTCGTTGCTAGCGCCTCCAGGACATCGTGGACATAGTTCCCACGGTCCTGGGCCTTTTTGCTTTTCGACCACGGCGTCAGGCCGCGGCGTTTCATCTCATCCTTGAACGCCTTGAGCGTCTCGAACTGGCTGAGGTTGCGTATCTCATACGCCCCTTCGACCCCGAGGTTGTACCCCCACGCTGACGCTACACCGAATGCGTCGAGCGCGCCGCCAATCTTGGCAACCGTCGAGATCCCAAGCAGTTCCTCACCATCGAGGTAGTATTTATGCTTCTTCGCGTCGAACGTGACATCGGGCCGGACGATTGTCATGCCTGCCGCCTCACCATCTCGTAGGTCTCCGCATACCCGGCGATGTCAACGATGCTGTCGTAGTGGCCCGGCGTGACAACGAGCCTGGACAGCTTCACGCATATCTGAGCGAGCGCCACCTGCTCAGGTTTCACGTCGATCCCGAACAGCGGACTCCACATCGCAGCGATCCGGGAGAAGTCCTCGCTCGGGTGGCCGTACTCGTGCTGACGCTCACCGTGTACCAACATGCCTGCTCGGGTCAGGGGCAGCGGATTGTCACGCTCCGCCTTCTCGGCACCAATCACGCACATGTCCGGCCACGACAGGCACGGCAGGCCCACCGACGTTGCCACACCGAACTCGATGAGGGCACCCCGCGAGAACTGCCAGCCGGGGAGAAACACGAGGCACTCCACGTTCTCCGTCAGCAGGTATTTGATTGACAACGCCAGGTACTCGTTCCAGTCCACTCCGAGCTGCTCGAACATGAACGGTGTCTGCACCGGGTACCCACGATCGAGCAGATCGTTTTCGGTCTCCTCGAACAGCCGCATGTTCTTGTCCTTGACCCCTGACATTGGGCCGACCACATACAGCTTCGGGAAGCCATCAAGCGTCCGTGTCATTTGCCTGCCTCTCTACGGCCCGAGCGATGCGGCCAATGTCGTCGAAGGTGTGGACTCCACGCCACGCACGGCGCCACCAACGGGTTTTTCTCCGGTATTCCCTACGGAGCTGTCTCAGCAGCTTGCGGCGCTGTGCCCTGTTCGTGACCTGGAACAGGTTGACCGCCTGGGGTGGTATGGCAGCCATATCACCTTCATCTCGCATGGGCGACTCAAACATGTGCCCTCTCCTTCATCGTGTCCCGTGCCGGCTGCGTCAACGGCCGCTCATCAGGAGCCACGTACTCGCCGGTCCGTGCGTCCTGGTTGTTCTCCCTACGGATCCGTTCCACGCTCGACTGGTGCATCCGGTACAGGTACGCCAGCTCCTCCGGAGGGTTCCCCACCTCAGCGAGGATCGCCTCACGAGTGGATGCGTAGACGGGGTGGTTCCTCGTGCCATTGACAAGAAACCGTCCGCCTTTCAACGCCTCGACCTGGGCATGGGTGATCTTCGCCAATGCCACGACCCGATCGACGATCAGCGACGCTTCATCCCCGAAGTCCCTCGGCGCTTTCGTCGTGGACTTCGACTGCATCAGCTTGTCCTTGTGGTACTGACCCACCGGACCATTGGCAAACGTGGCCAGCGACTTGAAGTCACCAACGATCGACGTGATCGCCTCGCCAAGCGTCATGCTTCCGCCCGGATCAGTAGATCGAAGAACAGCTCGGGTGAGATGTCCACACGCCATGCAGCACGGTCACGTCTCCAGATCACTACGGCCTCCTCCGTTGGGTGCTTGTCCTTCATCGCCTGCCTGACCATCGCGTCCACACTCTTCGTGTTGTCGCGCTTGACCTCAATATGAAGGTGGGGGTAGTCGAGAAAACGCACATCACTCTTCTCACTCCCGTTCGGATTGGCCTGTAGCTGGGCGGTGCGCTCGGCCCTGACAGCGAAGCCCGTTGCAAGGCGTACAACTTCACGCTCACCTTCTGCCCCCTTGTTCCTACTTAGCTTCCCCACAGAGCCTCCTCATTGCTCGTGCGATTGAACCGCTAGCCCTGACAACCGCGACCTGCTCATCGACTGTGAGGAACGGCAGGATGTCTAGCTGGTGTGAGTCGTACAGCTCGTGACACCCGAGTCCACCCTTGATACGGGCACACAGGGGCACGATAAGATCGGCATTGTCAAAGCCCTTACCTCCGAGAGACCTGTCCCAAAGGTGAGCGGCGTCGCAATAGCTGGAGAACACACCGCACACACGGCAGCAGCCCTCGTCTTCTACCTTCTGCCGGGCAGGGTTCATCGACACGCCGCCTCTAACGCACACTTGACCTCGTAGAAGTCGCTGCCCCGGAGAGGTATCGGGTAGCCGCGTAGCATCCCCGCGAAGTCGTAAATGTTCCCGCCCATCGTGTTCTTCCCCGGCGGAGGGTCGCAGGCATAGCAAGCCCACACGGTTCCGCACACATTCATGCTCGGGGTACGCTCATTGCCACCCTTGTGGAACGGACATTGCACCCATCCGGTCGAGCAGTCTCGGCCTGTCAATGTCTCCACGTAGTCAGCGGCCTGGATCGTCCGGAGCCTGTCCGTTGAGAACTTGAGCTTCGGGGCGACCTTCCGTGCCGGGCCAACCACCATCCGCTGCGTCCACGCTCCGGGCAGAGACGCCACCTGCTGCCAATGGGGATCCCCGTCTACGCTCCATTCGTAGGCCGGCCCGTCTGGATGTACGGACGGCGGCGCCACGATGTACCCCCGATGCTTGATGTCCACGCCGGGTGTAATCTCCCGCCTGTAGACCACGTCGGGTTCCGCGAGGAAGATGTGATGCTCCCCGCCTCCTCCCGACAATGCGTGAACACTCGGGTTGAGCTGCGGTAGCTCCAGGCGTAGCTGGTGTAGAGCGTCGTCGCCGCCGTGTCGCGGGTCAACGTCGATGACAACCAGCCCGCTCTTCTCGCAGTTGATCCCGATGTTCCTGTCGGGGTACGCCGACCACCACCGGAACACGGTCCGCAGATCGGTGGTCGCATCGTTCATGCCGTGCGGTGTCGCCGGCGCCTTGCTTCTCGGGTGCAGCGGGTGTACCGCCCACCCACGGTCAGCGTATTCACACGCCGCGTCACGCAGAGCGCTCATACATTCTCCTGTAATGCTCACGCATGTGCTCGGCCTGCGAGTCTGTGAGGAGCTTGACCGCAGCGCTCATTGTCAGGCTCAGCGCGGTTTCTTTGCGCTCGGCCTCTTTCAGTTCCCGTCGCAAGAACTCGGCTTCACCCCTGGCGCCCTGGTCGTCGATGACCACGTAGTCGTCGGGTACCTCGTCCAGCGGGTACCAGCGAGTGACTGCGTTCCTGCCTTCGGCGCCGATGAACAGGATCCCCGCCACCTTGTTCCGTGTCTCGTGTCGGAGATACAGGAGGGGTTGCCCTGCTGGGCTTTGGACGATTGAGCCGGGAGGTGGCAGCACCCTTTCCAAGCTACGGTTGGGGGGAGTCGGCCTTTCTTACGTGTACGGGTCTTGTTTCCTCTCTTGTCTGTTGGCAATCTTCTTTTTTGCTGGCCAATGTTCCAGCAGATAGACCTAGACCTCGCCCGGCGTCTCGGGATCGAGATTTCAGAACCGCCCCAGGAGCAAGTCCCGGTTAGCAGGTCAGCGAGCTACCTCCTGGCAGCATGTAGAATGCAATGATCCCGGTGTACGTCTAACGGCCTGGGACCGTGTTCGCTCTGGCGCCAGCTCACGCTCACCAGGCCATATGAAGCGACCACCGGCTCGATTACACATTCGTGGTCGGGCCTAAACCTTCACCCTCCACTCACGGACGTAGCGTGTTCCCGATGGACTACGAACAGCTCGACATCGAAGAGGTCACCGAACTGGCGGAAGCCGAGGACCGTGACCCTGACACCCTGATCCGTGAGTACGAGGAGGGCGACATTGTCACTTAGCGAGGCCATCAGCAACATCGAGCGTTCCTTCGGCGCCGGTTCGATCCTGAACCTGGACGACAAGCCGCTTGACATTGAGGCAATCTCGACTGGGGCACTCCCTCTCGACCTGGCCCTTGGCATTGGTGGCCTCGCTCGTGGGAGGATCGTCGAACTGTTCGGCCCCGAGTCTTCGGGGAAGACGACGCTCGCCCAGCATGTCATTGCTAGCGCCCAGCAGAAGGGCCTACGGTGCGCCATGATCGACGCGGAGCACGCCTTCGACCCGATCTACGCCGCCGCGATCGGCATTGACACAGGGAGCCTGCTGTTCTCGCAGCCTGACTACGGCGAGCAGGCGCTTGAGATCACGGAGCAGCTCGTCAGCTCAGGCGAGATCGGCGTCGTTGTCGTGGATTCCGTCGCGGCATTGACACCGAAAGCCGAGCTTGAGGGCGAGATGGGGCAGCAGTCTGTTGGGCTACAGGCCCGCATGATGGGCCAGGCGATGCGGAAGCTCGCTGGGCCGGCCGCACGTAACGACTGCATGATCCTGTTCATCAACCAGATCCGTGAAAAGGTCGGCGTGATGTTCGGGTCGCCCGAGACCCAGCCTGGTGGTCGCGCGTTGAAGTTCGCCGCCTCCCAGCGCCTTGACATTCGCCGTATCGAGACCGTGAAGGACGGCTCGGAAGCGGTTGGCAACAAGGTCCGGGTGAAGGTCGTGAAGAACAAGGTGGCCCCTCCGTTCCGGCAGGCCGAGTTCGACATTGTCTTCGGGAAGGGCATCAGCATCGCTGGCTGTGTCCTGGATGTCGGCGTGGAGCGCGGCATCATCAAGAAGTCCGGCGGCTACTACTCGTTCGGTGAAGACAAGCTCGGCAATGGCCGTGCGAACGTAGCGAAAGCCCTGGAAGCCGGCGAGTGCGCTGTCACGCTCGACCATCTCCGCAACGCAGTCACGGAGGCACCGTCTTGACTCTCTCTTTCTGCGGCGACAACTTTTACGTGAAGGTCGGCCACGGCTACCTCCACATCGAGCTTGGCAAACACGCACTTCACATCGGGAGATCCGCATGATCCGCGAACGTAAGTCCACAAGCGAAATCGTGATCCCGTATGCGATCTACCGCGAGATGGAGCACACCCAGCTACTCGACATGCTCGGGCTAGACGATCAGAAACGACGCAATAGGCGCCGTAGGAAGGCTCAGGCGATCAAGAATGACGAACACCAAGCAGCCCCTACGGTATGACGAGCGTCACCCGTTCTGCGTGATCGTGAACGGCAAACCCACTTGGACCGGCGACCCTGCCCGTGGGGAGTTCACGCCGAAGCAGAAGCAGAAGCGATGAAATTGCGTCGCTCACAAACCCTCCGTATCCGAATCCTTGAACGAAAGGTAGCTGACATGACTGTAACTCTGACTGCTCTCACCTCCGCTGTCTCCTCGCTGACTACCAGCGTGGACGCCCTGATCGCTGACAATGCCACCCCGTCTCAGGCGGAAGTGGACGCTGTCACGGCCCAGGTCACGTCGCTTGAGGCTACTGTCACCGCTGCGCTTCCCGCGCCGGCGCCCGTCGCCTAGTGAACGGCCTCCCCAGCGTTTGCCAGGAGGACGGTTGTCCTGCTCTCGCTGGGTTCGGGGGTCGTTGTGCTACGCATTCGCGTAGGTCTCCTTCGTCGGTGGCCACGTCGAGCGCGACACACAAGAAGCTGCGTCGGATCACCCTCGCCCGCGATCATGGCATCTGTCATATCTGCGGGCTTGAGGGTGCCGATGTCGCTGACCATGTGATCCCTGTCGTCGATGGGGGCCGCACCAGACTTGACAATCTTCGCGCTGCCCATGCCGCGTGTAACCGAAGGAAGAGCAACCAATGGCGAATCCCCTCGCACCTACCGTAGTTGGTGGCACGCTGAGTGATGAGATCGGCCTCGGCTACGACGAGCTGTCGGGCTGGCCTTCACGCGAACTGGGCGTGGATCCGATCATCCGCAGGCGTGGCTCCAACCAGTTCCTCCGTGGCAATAGTCACGCGGACTATAGCCCCGACACTTCGCAGGCGAACCGTGTGCAGGCCGGCGCGCTGCCGATAGTCAAGGATCGTCCGATCGGCGCTCCTACCCCCATCAACCCTGGCGGCGCTCGTCTGGCCACCGACACTCTGGAGTAATCACATGGCTTCTAAGATCAACCCGAATGACGCTCTCGGCCCGAACCAGTACGCTGGCTTCGATGTCCCGAAACGCCCGGACGCGACCCTGACCGGCGGTGTCGCTGGCAGCTTCTACCCCGGCGACCCGGTTGGCAACACCGTCGATCGCGCGCGTATCAACCGCACGAAGGACACGGTCTCGACTGCCCCGTCGCTCGTGTATCCGGGTGGAGTCAGCTCAGGCTCAGGCTTCTAGTGGAGGCCGAGGGTAGCACCAGTATTGTCGCGCAGCTTGGCGACTTTGCGATGGAGCTGGCCACTCGGATCCAGGATGAGTATGGGGATGACGCGGAGCTTGGCGAGATCATCATTGTCACGGAGGTTCTCCTTGCGGAGGGTGTCCAGACTGAGATGATCTCGTCGGAGGTTCGACCCCACGTTGTCAAGGCGATCCTGAACGAGGCTACTGAGGTGGCCTTCGAGTTCGAGATTGGCGTTGACGAAGATGATGAGGTGTAGCCAAGCGCTTAGGGTTTCCTTTGCGCGCATACCTCAGTAGGGCGGACGGCGGCGCGAGTGCCTGCCTGTAAAAGACCCCCTCTCGGGCGTCCCAACCCACTTTCCCCCGCGCCCTCATTGGCGCGGGGGTGTTTCGCGTTCACACAAAGCAGGCGCGTTCCTCTGCCTCGCGTAGTTCGCGTTCTGCCCTGGCGAGTAGGGTCTCCGACTGTTCCAGCTTGCGCTGGCGTTCGTGAGTGTAGCTCGCTCGGGCACTCGCCGGCGCTCGGGTCAATGCTCCGCAACGGACACGCTGTAGGTCACGGTGAGCATGTAGCCGCTCTAGGCGCATGACCTCATCCCGTAGGCGTTTCCGTTGGTTGCGCTCCCCGACCCTGATTGCCACGAGTTGATCTCTCGCCTGTGCTATCCGTGGCGCCACTTCCGCGAGGTTCATGCGGCGTCGGTCAGGCATCAGCTTTCCTTTCGTCGCTCCCGTCAACAGACACGAGCACACCGTCTTTCACGGTCCACCCTTCGGGAGCAAACGCGCACTTCGCCCCGCGCAGGTCCGCCCGGGACAGGTCCGCCCAGCGCAGGTCCGCCCCGCGCAGGTCCGCCCCGGACAGGTTCGCCTCGCGCAGGTCCGCCCCGGACAGGTCCGCCTCGTACAGGTTCGCCCCGCCCAGGTTCGCCCCGTACAGGTCCGCCCGGGACAGGTCCGCCCCGGACAGCTCCGCCCCGTACAGGTTCGCCCCGGACAGGTCCGCCCCGCCCAGGTTCGCCTCGCGCAGGTCCGCCCCGCCCAGGTTCGCCCCGGACAGGTCCGCCTCGTGCAGGTCCGCCCCGCACAGGTTCGCCCCGCGCAGGTCCGCCCCGGACAGGTCCGCCCAGCGCAGGTCCGCCCCGCGCAGGTCCGCCCCGGACAGGTCCGCCCCGCCCAGGTCCGCCCCGCCCAGGTTCGCCCCGCGCAGGTCCGCCCGGGACAGGTCCGCCCAGCGCAGGTCCGCCCCGCCCAGGTCCGCCCGGGACAGGTTCGCCTCGCCCAGGTCCGCCTCGCCCAGGTTCGCCTCGCCCAGGTCCGCCCCGGACAGGTCCGCCTCGTGCAGGTCCGCC